TTCTTGTTTTGTCCGTTAGAACACTACTTAAATCATCATGTTGTGTAAGATTTGTTGGAACTATACTAATAGTACCACAATCAGAAAATATATAAGCCCTTACAAAATGTCTATATGGATATTTCAAACCTGAAAACTTAAATTCATAAACTTTGAGTGTTGAATCATAGTTACTTGGTGTAAGTATACCTTGGTCTGGGTTTTTAACAACCAAAGAACTAAGCATATCAATTCTTTGTTCACCAACTTCAAATCCAACATCATAGCCTTGTATATTGTTTCCAGTATAAAACATTTCTATATAATCGCTTGTAGTGTCATTTATCAAGACATCTAATTGCGCAGGGGGAATGTTTTTCATATAATTTGAATCCAATTTATTCCCCCGCATCTTTATTCTATAATGTATCTCATTGATATTCATAGATTAAAATTTTATACCGCGTATAGTCAACTCCTTTTCCAGTTCACCATACCAGTTTTCCACGGGTAAATTGGGGTCATGGGTAATATACTCTTGCAAGAAAATATTGACCATTGCATCAAAGCTATTGGTAATCTTATACATGGAAGGTTTATCAGCCTTATTAGGAGCCATAGACCACCAGTAATAATAGCCATCACGAAGAGCAATAGTGTTGTTGTTCAATGCTTGTTGTACAGCATATTGTACATTGAGTTTTTGCAAGCCTTCTTTTGTATTCAATTGCTCACAATATTTCATAAACCGCTCAATTGCTTCTTTTTGGAATTTACCAGTATTCTTGATATAATCATTAAGTGCAATTTTAACAGCAGCTTTGTTCATATCTCCCCTAATAATACTTCTATTTTTGGTATCAGTACAGAGAGTGGCAACTTTGTACATAGTCATTTCTGGCAAATCATAAAGAGAAACAAGTTTTGCAATTGCAAGATTCTCCCTATCTTCAAGCCTTTCTTTTTCAATTTCAGCTTCATTTGTAACAGAAATATAATATACAGAATTTGGGCCAATATCCCTGCTTGTATTTGCTATTGAAGGATGATTCTCACAAAGTAAAATTGCAAGTTCACCTCTAAGACTTTCATCTGTAAATACATTTGTCTTGTTTGGATAAAGATTAAAAGTAAACCTTTCAATCTCCGTTGGAACATGACCTTTAATTTCTTCAATTGTCCTACCGGGCATATTAAAAATCAATATACCTTTTTGAACAGGAGAAAGATGATTTTTAGGTTGGTCATATTTTACTTCCAAATAAGTTTGACGTGTAATAGTGGGATATTCAATAATCTGTTTAAGAGCAGCTTTATCCCAGTTTACTTTGTCACCAATGTATTCCAACATTCTTTTTGCACCATCTTTATCAGTTCCCATAAAATAGGGATTCTCAATGGACTTTTCAAGTCCTGTCACCCACATACCAGTATTTCCAAGAGGAAATTTAAAAGGAGTAAATTCTCCAATACCAATATCTCTTTTCATACCTCTAGCCCTAGTTCTTTGCATTCCATTACCATCAACATAAGTCATGGTTTGTTTGTTTCTTCCTTGGGTGTCACGGTCTGGAGTTCTCTCACAGTGATTGACGTAGATTCTTTTTTGAGCAATTTTCATTTTGCAAGATTTAAAAAAAGGGGGAAAATCAATTCCCCCTTCTATGATTATTCAGTTAAATTAAAGAGAAGTAGCAGGTGTATATTCAATACGACCAATACGAGAAACATCCCAAACACAAAGGCTACCAGACATTTCACGATAGATAGAAGCATCTTTGTTGAAGTTATAAACTTGACCACCACTCTTTTCAGCACCAGTTTCAAAGTCATAGACATTGGAAATAGTGAAGTAAGATTCTACACCATCTTGCATAACCATAGTGATATTCTCATCACGGCTAGCACCAGAGGCTTTTTGGTCAGTCATACCAAAGTCAAAAATATCAAATGCAAAAGATTCCAAAGTATAATTGGAAGTACCGGGTGCAAGTTCAGGGAACAATTGCTTATTATCCTTCACAGGGTCATAAACCAATTCTACCACAACACCATTAGGCGCACGCCATTTGGTAAACTGCGCACCAAAAGCAAGAGAATTGCTGTTATAAACAGATTGCTCTTTATTGATAAACAGAGTATCAAGTGTCAGAATGCTGGATGCTTGGGCTTTCACCAAAGTATCAAACAAAACAGCACCAGCTTCACCAGTTGCAATACGAATATAACGGTCATTAAAGTCACTTCTACCAAGGAAAATAGTCATAAGATATTGGAAAATATCGGACAAAGTAAGACTACCATTATGTTGCATATAGTGTCCATCCTTGACAATTTGCCTCCAACCCGGAGCTACCTTAATAGAACTCTCCGTATCATGGTCATTAGTATGTTGAGTTTGACCAAACTCCATAAGCATTTCCCTATCCCTTTCAACAAGTTCAAGCAAACGTGCTTCTGCTTTGGTAATAAACACTCCACGGCTAATCTTTTCACCAGTTACACCAGAACCAAAATTCTGTGCATAAACATAACCTACACCAACACCACAATTTTCGGCGTTGTAATTACCCATACCTTTTACAGCAGTTCCACCTTTACGAGCAGCAATTTCAGCACGGATAAATTTGTCAGAAATAACAACTTTACGAGCCACATTACCTACCCAAGATTGCAACTTAAACATTTGGCTATATTGGTCGCCAGCATATTTAGTATTACCTTCATCAGCAACAGACGTTGCAATATCAATCAAGAACCTACCGGGCTGCAAATATTCAACAGGAACATAAGCATCAGGGCCACCTTGTACTTCAATCTCATATTCAAATGAATTAGCAGAGCGTTGAATAGGATGACCAATAACTTTCATCAAAGGAATATTGCTACCTTCTGTTTTGAACAATGTTGGTTCATGATACCAATCTTGGTCAATTGCCACTTTAAATGTAACACCACCTTTACCGGGATGACTTGAAGCATCTACAAGCAATTCAGTAATAGTAGCTTGTACATAACTATTGGCAACCAAAGACCATTGATAATCATCTACACCACCGGGCAACATATATACATTACCTTGTGCAATTGTCATGTAGGTAAATTTCTTATTGATAATATAAGAACCGGGCTTAGATGAAAATAGTTGTGCCGTCTTTACACCAAAATTATAAGGTTGGTATGTTTTAAACATAGCTGCGTGGTTCAAGAAGTTCCAAGTAGAACCACCCCACGACTTTCTTTCCTCAACAGTAAGTGCTGTTTGTCTTGTCATTTTGTTAAAAATTAATTATCTATTCAAATATTGGTACTAAATTACCCAAATCATCTGCACCTTTTACCCTTCCAGTATTCTTGCTAATATTATTGATAGCAGATTGAACCATAGATTTACCTTCTTTTCGAAGATTGGGGCTAAGTGCTTGTTTCTTATAGGCATCCATATCAAAGGTTCCTGTCTTATCATTATAATAACTTGCAAAATCAGCAAGCTGTACAATACCTTTAGGTGAGTTTTTAACTTTATCAAATATACTTGGAAGATTGTTCATAACCTTTACAACAGTTTGCTTCCTTTCAGGTTTCCATGTAGCTTGAATCAATTCTTGTTTTACACTCTCAATAAATTGTGCTTGTTTAGCATCTTCTTCTTTACGCTTTTCAACTTGTGATTCACGAACTTTTTCAAGTTGTTTTTCCCTAGAAGCTTCTTTGGTAGCATATTCTTTCTTAGCTTCTTCCAACAATTTATCTTCATCTTCAATATCATCAAGCTGTGCTTTAATAGCACTTTTTCTCATACCTTTTTCTTCATATACTTTTTCAAGATATTCCCTTGCATCATCGTCTGTCTTAATAGTAAAAGTATTTTCTGTAAAATCAGCTTCCGCAGCAAGCAAAATACTTTTTAGTTCTTCCATAGTAGGTTCTACACCTTCATTATATACAGCTGCAAGCAAAGTCCTATATTTAACAGGTGCTTGTTCAATAATAGCTTCTGCTGCTTTTTGTGGCAAATAAGTATTAATCAAATCATCAATACCTTCCCATGTACCATTAAA